GCCGCTGATGTCGTTCTTGGCCTTCTTTTCCTTTTTCTTGCTGCCGCCATCGCCACGGCTGGAACGTTCGCCACGCGAGCGCTGGCGTGGTTCTTCGGGTTCACCCTGGTCGTCACCTAGCGTTGCCGCCGGCGCCGGTTTGGCCGCTTGCTTGAGCAGCCGTTCGCGCACGGTGGTCAGTCGGTCCAGTTCGTTCAGATCCTCCTTCGATAGGCCGCCGACCTTATCCAGGAGCAAGGTGATACGCCGGCCGACAGCGGTCAGCGGCTCCTCGTCCGACAGCATGTCTTCCCAACCACCCTGGCGGATCCAGTAGTAAACGATCCGGATGTTGGGCAGGTTGAGTTGCGCCTGAATTTCCTTGGCCTTACAGCGGCGTAGAAACAGGCGTTTGGCGGCTTCTTTAACTTCGGTCGAGTAGTACATGGGCCGCAGTCTATGCGGCGAAAACAGCGAAAACGCGGGGTTAAATTCTGCGATTTACCTAGAACTTGAATCTAGGAGGAACGCGCAATTGAACCGTTTGTTAGGGGGCGTTTTGCTCCATATCTTGGCGGCTCAAATCACCGATTGAGCGCAGTTATCCCCATGCCCCGTTCCCTTGTTTCGTTCTGGAAACGTGTCGCCACCAGCGGCGCGACCGTTGATGGCCGAGTGATCCTTCCCCAGGAACTGCGCGATATCGCTGAAACCTACAAGCCATCCTTTTACACGGCAGTGATCTGGTGCGATCACGAGCGATGGCCTGGTTCTCACGGCACCGTTTATGCCGTGCGCCTGGTGGAAGAAGCCGAGGATCTGGAACCGGGGGAAGTGGCGCTGGAAGCGCAATTGAAGCCTAACGACCGTCTGCTCTACCTGAATGACCAGGGCCAGAAGCTGTTCACCAGCATTGAGATCACCCCGGATTTCCGAGGCAAAGGCAAAGCCTACCTGACCGGCATGGGCGTGACCGACCAGCCTGCCAGTGTGGGCACCCAGGAACTCTATTTCTCCCACAAGAATAACCGCGCCTCGTATTACGCCGCTTCGGTCGAACTTGGCCGCCTGCAGGATGACAGTCCGAATACCGGCGAGAGCGGATTAATCAACGCCCTGACCGCTTTTTTCAAGCGGTTCGCCACGGATGTGCTGCCCACCGAACCCACTCCACCCAACACAGAGAGCAAACCCCCAATGGATGAAGCTACAGCAACGGCTTTGACAGCCCTGGTGGCGCAGCTGCTGGTTGTCGCTGCCGGCCTTCAAGCCGTCATTGAGCCTGCCGCCGCAGATGCACCCGAGCCCGATCAAGACCTGATCGATGACGTCAGCACGGCCGTGGATGACATCGTCGCCACCGCCGAGGAACAACGCGAATTCCGTCGCAAGGGCAAGGGTAACCAGTCCGTACTGGCGAAGCTGGACGCGCTGCAGAAGCAATTCTCTGCGCTGCAGAACACTCCAACCGGTCGCCAGTTGCCACGCAACCCTGGTCCAGTGACCACACGCAAACCGCGGGTACTCTGACATGGCCTATTCCCTGAGCGCCTTCGGCGCCCAAATGTACGCGGAGCTGCAGCTCGCCATCGCTGAAAACTACGGCGTTGACCTGGCCACAAAGCAATTCAGCGTCGAGCCGACGATTGCCCAGGAGCTGAACGAGGCCATCACGGCCAAGTCGGACTTCCTGCAACGGATCAACGTCATTCCGGTGACTGAGATCAAAGGGCAAAAGGTGTTCCTCGGCGTGTCCGGCCCAGTTACCGGCCGCACCAATACGAAGACGAAAGACCGCGAAGCCAAAGATGCGTCGGCGCTGGATCAGTCCACGTATGAGCTGTCTTCCACCGAATCCGACGTAGGCCTGCCGTACGCGAAGATCGATGCCTGGGCCAAGTTTCCGGACTTCCACCAGAAATACTCCGCAGCGGTCCAAAAACAGATCGCCCTGGACCGCATCATGGTCGGCTTCCACGGAACGCATGCAGCCGAGCAGAGCGACATCGCGCTGTATCCGATGTTGCAGGACGTCAACAAAGGCTGGCTGCAGCAACTGCGCGAGCAGGCCCCACAGCAGGTGCTCAAGGAAGGCAAGGTTGCCGGCAAGGTCACTCTGGGGCCGAACGGTGACTACGCCAACCTCGATGCCCTGGTGCACGACACCAAGCAGATGGTGGACGAGCGTCTGCGCGATGCCGGCGACCTGGTCGCGATCATCGGTTCCGACCTGATGGCCGCCGATAAGGCGAAGCTGTACGCCAAACAAGGCGACGTGCCGACCGAAAAAGAACGCATTGAAGAGGCCCAGGTGATCGCCACCTACGGCGGTCTGCCGAGCTTCAGTGTGCCGTTCTTCCCAGTCAACGGCGTGCTGGTTACCAGTTGGGACAACCTGTCGATCTACTTCCAAGATTCCAGCTGGCGTAAGCAGACGGTCGACAACCCGAAACGCTCCCGCGTCGAGGACTACAACAGCCGCAACGAAGGTTACGTGATCGAGCAGTTGGAAAAGATCGCGCTGACCGAGAACGTGGAGCTCGTGGCGTGAGCCTGGCCCTGGCGCACAAGCGCCGCACACTGGCCTTGGGTGTAACCGCTGTAGCTGCAGCCCTTTCGGGTGCGGCCATGGCGTACACCCCGGCTGACGCCTTGAGCAGCCCGGCCAATGCCCGCAAGCACCTGTTGCTGCAGGAAGTGGCGTTGGACCAGGACCTGGCGCGCATCAGTGCCATCAATGGTCTAGCTGGACGCCAGGCGCTCAAGCGGGAAGAGCTGCTGCCCAAATACCAGGAATACGTTCAGCGCTACTGCGAGTCGGGGCTGAATTTCCCCAATCGCGTTGCAGTGCAGGTCATGGTCTGGCTGTTCGATACCGCCCAGTTCGATGACGCCCTGGAACTGGCGGACTTCCTCATGGAGCAGGGCCAGCAGATGCCGGAGCGCTTTAAGCGCCGGGACATCCAGACCTTTGTCGCTGACGCCGTGTGTGAGTGGGCCTACGCCGAATACACCGCCCAGCGCAGCCCTGAGCCGTACCTGTCCGATCTGTTGCCACGTGTTGACGGCGAATGGCAACTGACGGAGCAGATCCCGAGCAAGTACCACAAGTTGATCGGCATGCGCGCCATGGAGGCGAAGCAGTGGGACGTCGCGCTTAAGCACTTGGAACGCTCGACCGAACTGTACGCCCAGGCCGGTAACAACACCCGCATCAAAGAGGTCCGCAGGGCCTTGGAAAAACAAGCGGCCGCTAACCCGGTCACCGAATAACCGACTACCCCCCCCAGCGGGGACCTGTGGAAGTGAGCAGCCCATTTATGGACCGTCCCACTGAAAACAGGCTCCCCGCCCTATTCGAGCGGCCAGCAATGAGCTTTTCCGGGAAACCCACCACCTTTGTGGAACAAGCGATCGAGAACGACGGCTTCTGGCCGGACCTCTCCGTGGCCGAGTTTCAGAAGGGCTACCGCCTGCCGGCGGAGCACCTGGTCGACGTGCTGGTCATCAACCTGACTACCGCCATGGCTCAGATCAACAGTGACCTGGCCAAGTTAAAAGCGCGCTGGCAGGACGCTGGAGTGTCACGCGTTGAATCTGCAGACACCACCGTCCTGCCAGAGCGCACCTTTCAAGCTGAGACGTACAAGCGCGCTGTGTATTACCGCGCCAAGGCCAGCCTGCTGCCGGAATTTGCCTCGATCATCCGTCGTGAAAGTGCCGAGAACCTGGGCAAGGAAGCCCCCGAGCGCAAGGAAACGTTCCTCGAGTTCAGCCAGCAGGCCGTTCGCTCGCTGCAGGGCCGTGGCCGCATTACGGCAGCACTCCTGTGATCAAGCTCCGCGCCCTGACCACGTATCTGATCGAACGCCGTTTGGTCGAGCCCGAGCAGCTGGACAGCTGGACCGACCAGGTGAACCTCGAGCTGATCTGGAAACCCGACGTCGACGGCATGCGCATGGGTGACATGCGCTACAGCGCCACGATCGCGTTGGAGCGTTTCGCCGATCACCCGGGACGCCTGATGGCGTTGGTGGGTAGCTGGCTCGAGAACAACGACCAGGACCGCGACGAACTGCCGGCGGCGAAGTTCGACATCACCATGCTCGACAACGACTTGGCAGACGTCGACATCACCCTGGAGTTCATCGAGCCGCAGTACATGGCCGAGGATCCGGAGGGAGAAATCGAAGCCTTTGGCACGACCTGGTCATTTATCCCGTTTGACCTGTGGATCGCCCAACACGGCGAGGTGTCGAGCCGTGGCCGGTCGTAGCACCTTCGAGCTCGATGCCCGGGGCTATCTGGGCGTGCGCGAGCAACTGGCCCTGC